ATCAACATTGAGGAGCAAGCCCCGTGGATTCTGGACATGCACCCCGACGTGATCTTTCAGGACTACCTCAAGGGGCCGTACAAGACAGGCTGGACCCGAGCCAACCGCTACGTCGTGTCGTCAGGCACCGAGCGTGACACCGAAGTGACCATCAAGAACCGAGGCAACGTCGTGTTCCCCGTCAACGTACCCAAGGGCGAACCGCTCCCCAAGACGTTCATGGGCCGCACCGTTATCGACGGCGACAAGCACGACCTCAGGTTCTTGGACCACTACAACAACATCCTTGGCCCTGGGGCTGTCCTCGTCCGTATGAAGGGCAACAACAAGGATGTGCACGGGTTCATTCGTGAGGTATCATAAGTCATCCGCAAGTTGCGGGACAATCTGAGTAAGGGAGTAAGAGTGTTAGACGAAGACGACTACAAATCACTGCAAGGGCTGCTGAGCCTAGCTAGCTCAACATTGCAAGAAGCCAAGCAGACGCTACGAGACGGGCCAGACCACTGGGCCAAGGAGCAAATCGACAAGATGCTGACTCAGTTGAACGAGGAGATCTCCGTTGCCGCCACGCTTGTGGACGAGTCATACGTTGTTGTGTCCTCTGATGAGCTGACGTTCCCAGAGGGGCTTCTTGATGGCTGATCTGCGGATGGTGTTTATCGAAGAGGGTGAGGCCGCTGACCTCAACAAGCACAAGAAAGATTCAGACACAGACATTCGTCCGAACGAAACCCCTGGCGAATGGATCAAACGACTCAAGGAGATGAACGGTGATTAAGTTCCTGCTTCTATTCATCTTGATGTGGTCGATTGCTGTTCTGTACTTCATCGTCATCACAAAGGATCTTGATGAGTGACGACAACACAATCCCTGTTGATCGGCATGCCTTGCTGAGCTTGCTGGATGAGACATTCGACGTGATCGAATGGCTCATCCCCATGCAAGAGCACCCTGCTGCTTCGCAGATCGATCTTCAGTCGCTTGAGAAAGCCCATAGAGAGGTGGTTGCAGCCTTTGAACAATGGACAGTTGATCGGATCGAAGAAGACCTGTCGCAGCACGACAACGTGACTTCGATCTTCACGAAACTTCAATTCTTTAGGGAGTAAACATGTACGAGATCAGGCGCTACACAACCGCCCTTGGGCGGGGTAAGTTCATCCCTGGCTGGATCGTCATCAGAGACGACAAGCTGATTGAATGGTTCCGCACCGAGACGGAAGCCATTCGTTACGTCGAACGGAAGAAAGAGGAGCTAACACGAGATGGCTGAACCGTTTCACCCCGTAAACGGGGTTTGGAAAGAAATCAACGAGACTGATTGGGACTCGGTCATTGCCGAGTTTGAACAGCTCAGGCAAGAGCTAGTCCCAATGAAGCTGCCCTCCAAGGTGCAGCGCCTTGGGTCAATCGACAAGTGCGTCAAGTCGTTGGAGAAGATGCTGGCGCTGCTGCACTACGAGAAGCGCCAGACCGTCCACGACGTGGTGTTCTTTGGTGGGCGTGGCTCGTCGTCTCAGCTCGCCCGAGAGATGGGCGTGTCACGACAGCGCGTGTCAGATCAAGCCCAGAAAGCCGCACATGAACGCCTCGCAGGACATCACCCACTGAAAAAGGTTGCAGGCGAGGTACAGTAACGTTACAGTGGGGGAGGGGGGCCTCCCACAGCCCCCCTCCCCCCAGTACAGGTACGATGGCGGGAGGACGGTTTTTCTGTTCTCCTTTCCCGTCTTCCCGCCATCACCATCCCAAGGAGACAGGATGATAGAACTCAACTTGCGTCAATCGTGGATCTCCACGTTTCTACGCTGTCCAGAACAAGCCCGACAGGAAAGGGCAGGTCTTGTACAGCAGCAAGAGTCCAGCGACATGCTGCGAGGCAACGCAGTTCACTACGCCATCGAAGAAGCTGGTGCAGCCAAGCTTTCTGGCCGTGAAGTAGAACTAGACATGATGCTCACCGCAGCGGAGCGGTACATCTCTGACCACGCTGCCGAGGTTGACGTGTGGCGTACCGACCTTGAACCGCTGGTCGAAACGGTGCGTGCCAACGTTGAGTGTTGGCACACCGAACTCAACCCGATCCTTTTCCCTCGCCCCGACGGGATCGAACGCATGTTCATCAAGAACATGGGCATACGAGAAGTCGAAGGCTACGACTTGCCCGTGAAGCTGAACCTTGTCGGCACTGCCGACTGGATTGACGAGAGCGGTGTGATCTGGGACTGGAAGAACCCGTCACGTCACTACGAAGCTTGGGAGAAGAAGCGTTGGGATATTCAGTCCCACGCCTACACCTGGGCACATGGCCTGACCCAGTTCAACCTTGCAGTGTTCTCAAAGGGCAAGCTGCAGGTGATTGAGATTGAACGAACCGAAGAAGCGCAGAATGCGTTTGTTGAGATGTGCTGGTCGATTGTTCCGACTATGCTCTCCAACGCACCCACATGGCCCATGCGATGGGAAGGCTGGCACTGCTCCCCGAAGTGGTGCCCAGTGTGGCAAGCAGGACGATGCCGAGGTCAACACCTCGGCCAAGACCCTTGGTAAACACCAGAAAGGAAAAGGGAAATGCCCAAAGTAAGCGTGTCTTTCACGCAGAAGGTCAGCGAGCAGCCGTACGAAACGGCTGACTACTCGCTCATCATTGAGCAGGAGTTTGACGAACTCACCGATCCGATCGCCGTGGCGAAGGATCTGTTTGCTCAGGTCAAGAGCGAGGTGCTCAAGCAGGCAGGTTGCGAGTACGACCTGACCCAAGACGGCCTCGTTATGCGGAGGTTGGAAACAGGCGTTCGGCCCGTTGCAGTTCCTACGCAACCCACCGCCCCAGCAGCGCCCAGTGGTGGCCCGACGGCATCAAGTGCCGCTGTGTCCTCTACCACGGCACCCTCAGCTCCCCCCGCTCCCGCAGGGAACGGCGGGCGAATGAGCGGTCGGGTCATGCCCCGCACCGAGTTTGCTGTCGGCAAGGACGCCGACAAGAAGCAGGCAGCGTTCAACATCCTCGCTTTCCATCCCGCCAAGTGGGATAACGGCGTGGAAGCCTACAAGGTGAAGGAGAAGGCCGATGGCACCACCGACACCACCCAGAAGGGTACCAACTACCCGAACTTCAGCGTCACTGCTGCTGCGTTGGGAATGGCAGGCATCTTTGTTGAGCGCGACATGGGTATCTGGATCAACGCAGGCGACAGCAATGTGCCGCTCAAGGTCTGGGATGTCCTCAACGGAGAGACGCAGGATCAGGCCCGAGACTGGGATTGGGCTACCCGCCGCTCTGAACTTCAGCAGTTCGCTTACCAGGGCCGCTGATGAGTGAGGGCGAAAGCGCCCTCAGCACTGAGGAGATCGACGCCCTGTTGGGGGGCGTCGATCTCCCTCTGGGGGCTTCAAAGGAATACAAATACTTCACACCGACAGGCGACGCCGTCGACCGTTGGGTGCAGTACGCCAAAGGATCAGAAGACTGCTTCTACCTCGGGCTAGACGAAATCGATCAGCGCATGCGTGGCGTGTGGCCGTCAGACGTGCTCGTCGTCACAGGCAGGGCACACAGCGGCAAGTCGGCTGTGTTGCTCTCGTCGCTGGCCTGGAACCTCAAAGAAGACGAAGAGTTCCACGGCGTGATCTTCACCCCCGACGAACCCGAAGTTCTCGTGGTCGCCAAGCTCTACGCACTGCTGTACCAACGCAACCTTGCTGAAGTAGAACAAGCACTCGCTGCCGAAGACCCCCTCTACATGGCCGAGATCACGGAGGCCAAGGAACGGTACCTAGACCGTCTCAAGATCTTTCCCAGCGCCCTCAAGTTCCCGCAGATGTCGGAAGCCATGAGGGAATGCGAGGACTACTGGCAGCACAAACCAAAGTTCGTGATGGTCGACTTCCTTGAACAGCTTCCGATGGCATCGGGCTACGAAGGCGTGTCCAAGGTGCTCAAGAACCTCAAGGAATGGACCGAGAACGAGAACCTGCCCGTCGGGCTGGTTCACCAGTCAGGCAAAGGCTCCACCCGAGGCTCCAGCCGAGGCATGGACGACGGCAAGTTCAACGCCGACGAGTACGCCATCCTGCAGCTCAACGTGTTCCGCAAACGAGACGACCCCAAGCTCACCGACGCTGAGAAACGAATCCACTCCGTGTCGATCAGCTTGGATCTGTGCAAAAACAAACGTCCACCCTGTCAGATCACCTCACCCCCGATCGACTACTTCATGGACCCCGACTGCGGCCTAGTGCGGACCTACTACGAGTCCGACGTACCCCACGACGACCGATGGATCGGGTAGACAAGTTCGCAGCTCTCCACGCTGGGGGTTTCGTTGCCGACGTGGCCGAGGGGGTACGGCCAATGCTGGAAAACGATGAGGTTGTAGTAGCTCGTGGTGACAGCTACACGGCACTCATAGAACAGCATTTGTACGGCGACGAAGCCCTCGGCGTGTACCCACTGGTCGAACAGAACGGCCTGTTCTGGGTCAACTGGGTCGCCGTAGACCTAGACGAAGGCGACGCCTCCGAACCACACGCCGACAACGTCGTAGCCGTCCTGTCACGGCTCTCCATCCAAGCCTGGAAAGAACCATCACGGTCCAAAGGCTTCCACGTCTGGGTGTACCTGCAGCAGCCCCTTCAGGCTGCGATGGCACGCAACTGCATGATCGGCGCATGCCGCATCGTTAACACGCCCATCAAAGAGGTCTACCCCAAACAAACCAAGCTCGGCCCAGGCAAGATCGGCAACTGCCTACGCCTCCCCTACGCCCACACCCGCAACATCGGACGGCAACAGATGGGCGACCTCACCTGGGAAGAGTTCACCGACCAAGCATGGGAAACCCGCTGCCCCACCGAACAGTTCGAACGGCTCCACGCCCTGTACCTGCAGACCGAACCAGCCAAACCTGCGTTCGCTTACAGCGGCAACCAAGACTCCGACGACTTCACGGGCCGTGCTCGCCGCATCTGGGAGAACCCGTTCGAACAAGACCGCAGCAGCACCTTGTACCGCTTCGCCGTGTCGCTCCTTGAACGTGACTACTCCATTGAGGCTACAATTCATTGGGTAACCCAACTAGACGAACGGGTTGGCAAGTTCAAAGACCGTGAAGACGGGCCTCGCCAGATCGAACGGATGGTTGAAGCAGCGCTGAGGAGCCTCTAATGCCATCCAAAGGGAAGCAGCACAAGTTCGTTATCCCGCACCGCCCCAAAGCTAAGGAGCGGCCACGGTTCTCCATGAAGGGTGGCTACGCCTACACGTCAGCCAAGACCCGCACGTTCGAACAACTCGTCAAAGACCACTACAAAGGACCGATGTTTGACGGTCCCGTATCTCTGGCAGTAACGTTCAGCCCCAAGCGGATCACCGTCTGCATCACCGAGATGCCAGACGAGCCTGATTCGAAATTGCGAGGGGACGTGGACAACTACATCAAATCGGTCAGCGACGCTCTCAACGGCGTCGCCTACGAAGACGACCGACAGATCCACAAGCTGTCAGGCCGCAAAAAATGAATGCGTTCCACACTGGATCGTATGGGGAACGATTCCAGTCGATGGGCGACGAAGCCGAGTCCCACTTTGAACGGCTCAACACCAACTACATTCGGTTCGGGTTCAACCGACCCGACGTGTCGAAGTTCTACCAGATCAGCCTGAACATTCGTGCGGCGCCTGACTACATCCAGTCAGACCCTGCCCGTCTGGTTGAGGTGATGGGCATGGGGTCTAAGCCCCTCAAGCTGAAGCTTGAGAAGCTCGCAGCGCTCAACTGGTGGAACTCGTCAGGCATGGACGTGTGGCTGTGGGTGTGGTCATCTACCCGCTACGCCTACGCCCAGATCAGGTACAGCGACCTGATGACGTTGATAAATAAGAACGATGTTTCGCTCGGCAACTTCCATGAAGGGAAGAAATACTTGAGTATTTCTTCAAAGCTTCTAGAATGGCAGGATGGATGAAGAGCTTGATGCTTCAGAAGGCGCAAGGATCTTCAAAGCGTTGCATGCAGCACAACTGCCAGCGCTACAACCCACCCGAGACAACGACGAGGTAACTTGGAAATACTGGGAGTTCCCAGTAGAGCCATCTCGGCTTGACTTCACTCCGTGGGAGCATGCCGAGATCACACCCGAGACAGAGTTGCAGGCGCTGCAACAAGCAGCGCCGCACCACAACCCTGTTGAGAGCGCTGAAGAGATCAACGAAACTCAGCAGGCCCTGTTCGAAGCCGTTAGCGAAACGTGGGCAACGCTCACCGAAACCGAACGGTGGATCTACCACATGCTCGTAGACGTAGGGCTATCCATGCGGTTCGTAGCCCTCGCACTCGGCACCCCAAAAACCACGTTCGCCCGCAGACGTGACGCTCTAGCCCTCAAGATCAAGAACGAGCTACTACGCCACCAAGCAGTAATCGACCATCTAGCTAAAGGTCATCCTGATCTTCAGCGTATGTCAGGCACTGATCCAGAAACGTAGTGAACCCCATGACCCACGAGGTCATGGCGATCCACCCCTGAAGCTCGCCTTGCTTTGCCAAAGCACGGGCAAGTACGAGTTCTTCTACTTCTTCCCGTGACAGGATCAGAAGCACACCAAGCTGGGACTCACGCCACTGTGCGTGAGTCCCGTCATCCATGTCCAACATAAACTGCGAGCGTTCGAAGTTCTCTTCGATCTCGCAATCAATGTCTACCCCGACTGCTTCCAGCCAGTCATTCCAGACATCGTCAAAGTTGTCCACGTTAGCCAAGCGCTCGCTTGCGCTCAATAACAATGGTCTTGACTGCGGAAAGCAGCGCAGCGCCAGCCGCTGACAAAGCGCTTTCAACCGTTGACAAATCTGTAACAACAAATACCGCAAGGAACGCCTCTGCAGCAGTGTACAGAGCGCGCTCGCAAACATCACGAAGGTGATGGTTGAGCGGGGTTGCGTCAACACTCATCCTGACTTACCTCGGGGCTTGGACGAAGGCGTGTTCTTAACCCCCGACTTGCCTCGGGGCTTCTTTTCGTACAAGTTCATAACGTACCGCTGCTGAGCAGGAGTCATAGAAACGAAACGCCTAAACGCTACCGTATCGTTGTTGGAAGGCTTAGCCGTCGGATCAGGACGCTGCCTCGGCTTCCGTGGCTTCGGAGTAGCGCTGCCACGGCCTTGCGGACGGCGTCCGCTGCCACGGCTTCCAGTACGGGCTTCGCCCAGCGAACGAGCCTTTGCCCGACGCTGCTCCATCGTGCTGGTACCCGTAGACTTACGAGCTGCTCCCTGCGGCTTACGCCCACTGCCACGACGGGCAGCTTCCGCACCACGGCCCTTCGGCACTCGGCTACTAGTACGAGTAGAACTGCTCCCAGAGCGCGTGCTCGTGTTGCGCTTACGTCGCGCTGCGGCGGCTTCCTTGATGCCACGACCCTTGGGTCGATTCCGATTCCGAGACGCCGCTGCCCTCTGGCGGGCTGTACCAGAGGCCATGCGCCCACGACCCTGTCCACGACTCTTGTAACTAGCCATTGTTATTGTTCCTTACTTGATTAATGAATCTCAACGCATCCGACGAGTACGAGTACGCCGAGCTTTCGGACGACCCGCCCCATACGGACGTGTTCCTGGCTTACTTGCAGGACGTGACGGCCTACCCAACGCAGGCTTCGTTCTTGGACGAGACGGTTTGGTTGCAGGACGTGACGGCTTGCGCGACGCAGACGGCCTACCCAGCGCAGGCTTCGTGCGAGGCTTCGTCGGCTTGCGCTGAGGTCGTTGACGACGGTGGCCTGGTGGTTTGCTCGGCCCACCCATAGGCCGACGACGACGAGGTGACCTGTAAGCCATGATTCCTACTTCCCGAACGGGCGTCCACCCGTATGTGCATTAGCAAGCTGGGTAGAACGCAACATCGCTGCGCTATCAGCAGCCTTGCGCCCCATCGCGTACTTGTTGGCCTCCGACGTAGAGTCCTGAATTTGTTCGTCAGGCTCGTAAGCCCCACCCTTAGCTGGCATGTCGCCACCTCCTAATAAAGAGACAAAGTGTCCCACTTAAAGAAACATTCGGCTCCAAGTGTGCTTACCAACCACACCGTCAGGCTTCAGCCCAACAGAACGCTGATACGCCTTCACACCATCAACCGTCTTACGTCCGTAAACGCCGTCCACAGGCCCACATTCGAACCCCAAACCGTTCAGATGGCGCTGCACAAGCCTGACAGCCTGCCCACGGCTACGACGACGCCGAGACAACGGCTTCTTCGCCACCTGAGCACCTAAAGCGTCGATGTACTTACGGATAGCAACCCAATCCACCTCGGGGCTGCTGTCCTGCTTCAGCTCCATGCCGCTCTGCAGCCAGTGATACAACGTCGTGCCAGGACACGACGTTGCAGCCAGATCCCGATGACCCTTCACCCAGAGCCGATTGCCATACTGACTCTGAATATCAGAAATAAGCCAAGCAATAGAATCCAATGCACGTTCAGGAACTTCACCAGAACCCCACCCTGTGTAACAGATCGATACCGTCTTAGAGTTCCAGCCCCGAGTAGCGCCGCTCACAGCGCCACGGCCACGGCCCTCGTAGATGACGCCGTCAGCGTCAACCAGCCAGTTGTACGCAATGCCACGCCAGCCACGCACCCGCATGTGGTACTGCTCAAAGCTCTTCACCTGAGCAGGCCCAGGCTCAGCGCCCTTCACACCCGAGTGATGCAGCACAACGCCGTCTGTACGGCGTCGCACGGTAAACGGTCTGGCAGGCGACGTAGCGTTCCACCCTGCACGGTTAATCACAGTTTTCATTTCGCTCCTATCCAAAAGCAATGGCACGGCGGTTTGCCATGTCTTCGCTTTCACGATACTGCCGACGCAGCATCTCGTTGCGCTTCTCTTTAGGAGTATTAACTCGCAAGCCGATACCAGCCGTAATACTCAACAACGTACCAATCTGCTTAGCAGCGTCAGATTGCCGCCATTCAGGCACGTCTGCAGGCCGCAGACGTGACCACTGAGCAAACGTCGGGATAAACTGCTCGACCTGATACCGCTGACGGTCAGTCATCATCCACTCGCCGCTACGGCCACGCTCGCCAATACCAGCAAACTGCAACGCTTGGCTAATAATCGGCATTCGCGCCCACTCAGGCGCAGCTTCGTAAGTATCTCGGAACGGCACCTGATTGAACGTCTTCGTGTCCATCAAGCTTTCGATCGGGTACTTGTAGAACGGCAAAGCCGACTCAATGACTGGCCTGCCCAGGTTCAATGCAACATCAATCGGGCTAGCGCCCTCGGGAAGATTGTTGGAGTCAATCCCCTTAGCCCAGTTTGCCAAGTCAGTGAACGGCAACTGTGGCAGGGCGTAGCTGCGGTAACCGCCAATTTTGAACGGCAAACGAATGTCCATGTTCTCCCCGAAGTATTCAGGCACGATGCCTTCAGCTTCGGACTGCAGCTCAACGTTTGCCTTGAGCTGCGTGACACGGTTCCACGCCGTCGGGTTGGTGCCGATCGACTCCACCAACACAGGAACGATTCGCCGCTGCCAGGTGTAGAACGGGATAAACTGCTTTGTTTTCTGTTCAAACGCCGTCAGGTCGCTGTAATCGAAGTGGTACTTCATTACCTGGGTAGCGGCGTCTTCCAAAGACCCGCCACCCATAGCTACATGGTGAGCCAAACTGCCACGAGCCATGAACTCAACGTCGCCGTTCCAGCCACGAATAGCAGTAAACCACTTGAAGTCAGAAGTTGGCTTCAAAGAACCAGCCCTGAAACCAGACCTCAATCCCTTACCTTCGATAATGTTGCCTGGACGGTCAAGCTCAGACACAATGTCGATACCACGGCCACCCGTGCCCGACGCCATACCCGTCGAATACCACGACTGGAACGTCTCCAACTCGCCAGCACTAACAGTCTTGCCGCCAGCCAGCGCACTGCCTGGACCAGTCAGCTTGAGGCCCTTGCCTTGTTTGACCAGAATCTCCAACCCAGCAGCAATGTTGCCTTCCTGCTTCGCTGCCTTTGCAGCAGCCGCAGCCTGATCACGGATCATCTTCACCCGCACCATCTGCGAAAGCGGCACACCAGCAAGCTGATTGTTCATCCAAGCAGCGCCAATCATGTTTCGCATAACGAAACCAGGCGTGCCCACCGCACCAGCCTTCCACCAGTTAGCAATCCTGTTGACCTTCTTTGACCACGCACTCAACTGAACAGGATCAGTCGTACGAGCCACCGCCTCAAACATCTCACTGAACTCACGAGCCATTTGTGCGGCGACTTCTCGGGTTACTGGCTCGGCAGTGCCAACCCCAGCAACAGGAGCAACAAACGAGTAACGCTGCAACTTCGACTTTGTCAGATTAGAAACAGTCGGTGAGAAGAAGTCGCTGTTGACGTTGCGATAGCTGTACAACAACTGATCGCCCATGAACTGCTCAAAGCTCTCCATGTATGCGTCAACAAACGCAGCGTTGCCCTGCCCGCTAGCAACAGCCCGCAACGCAGCCTCAGGGCTGTCAGCCAGCTCCAACGCCGCACGCACCGAGCCTTGGAAATCGTTGTTAGGGTTCGGAGAAACGCCGTTTATGACCCGCTCAGCAAGCTTGTGGGTGCGATGATTGGCATCAGCTAGTTGGGCGGCAATCAACGCCCGACGATGACCGATGTCAGTAACGTTCTGACCAATCTTCACCAACGCATCAACCGTGGCTTGGTTCTGAGCATCAATAATGGCTTTGGCCTCGCCAATAGTGTCGTTCAAGAACTCACGAGTCTTTGCAGGTTGACGTGCCAAGCCAGCGCCCATGCGTCGATCCAGCATTGCGTTCAAAGCGACTTCGTAATCAGACTGCCCTTCACGGGCAATCAAGAACGACAAAGCGTCTAGATCGTCCAGTGACTGCTCTACTTGCGACAACAAAGCGTTGTCGCCAACAATGTTGGGCAAACGGTTCTGCAGAATCCGAATGTTTTCAATCGACTCCAGCACAGCAGCCTGAGCCTGACCAGCAGGAGAGTTATCTAGCTGCTTCAACACTTGGAACAGCGCATCTGAACGGTCGTCACCCAAGAACGTTCGCAGCGTCGTACGGTTGCCTTGCCCCGACAAAGGCTGGCTGTTCCAACGAACTTCCCAACCCCTGTTCGGCCCCTGCCACTTGAGCTGCACAAAACGCCCGTTAGCAGGCAAATCGCCGTACGTCCGAGCAACGTTATCCAACGTTTCAGCCGTAGCCCCCGTCGCCAATGCCGTCTCGGCCAGTTCGTCCTGCGTCTTGCGAAGCAAATCGGGGTCGGCCAGCCGCTGCAAGCCGCGACCCGCCAGCAAAGTTGGGTCGAACGCAGCCAAGTTGTCACCGATGGTTTCGGACAAGTATTGCAGCGACCGTTGAAGCGACGCTAGTTCCTGCCCAAGATCACCGAACATTTTCTCAAGAGTCTGCGGGCGACGCATCGCCCCAGACTCCAACTGCTTCAACGCAGCAGCAATCTGATTACGCTGCGTCTGAAGCTTGCCCAACGCCACCGCCATTTCATGGACATACTCAGTAGCATCTTCAATGGCAGCTAGACGGGCATCAGTGCTGCTCTGGATCTTCGCCAGAGCATTGCGCTCCGTCTTGGTCAGAACACCGCTGTCTCCAACATCACGGAACCCGTGCTGGGTCAACAGCAGCTTTGCCTCGTCAGACAAGCCCGAATAGAACTGGCCGTTGACGCTGGCGTTCAGAATCTCAGACATCAAACCAGACTGATACTCCAGCCGTGCGAACTCGCCAGCAATCTCCCCCTGAGCAGTCTTCAACCAGTCAGCAACCTGATCAGGCGGGACTCGGGCGTCGCCAGCCAAGTTCGCCAGAATATTAGCAATCTCATCAGTATCAGGGTCAGCGCCTAGACCAATGATCTGCTGACGAGCCAACTCAAACTGTTCGTCCAAGTTGTCGCTCTGAGCGAACAACCGTTCCATGTCTTCAACAACTTGGCCTTTAGCAAACCGAGAGTTGGGTAGAAGCAAACCTGCTTCTACCGACTGGCCCAACACCGAACGTGTGCGGATGCCTGAAGTCATCAACGCTACATAACGAGGCAGCACCGCCGCAGCATCGTCCGTAAACTTAAACGAACTAAAATCAACGCCTTGCCGTTTAGCAATCTCGTCCATCTGCGTCAGAATCGAACCCGCTTCCGAAACGTCTTTCAACGCTTCCTCTGCGTAGACGTTCGTCATCACGTTCGACTTCTTGTCACCGTAACGGACACCATCTTCAAGTTCCGCACGCAACGCAATCTCAAACTGCTCTTCGAACTCAGGGGCAGCCCGAGAAACGCTGTCGTCTAGCTGAGCCGCAGCTTTGCGCTCCAGTCGTTGAACATCGTCCGCAAACGCCAAAGCCTGCTGATCCGTAGTTCCAGTCAAAAGACCTTGTCGATAGCCCGTCATGCGTTCAACAATGATCTTCGGCTCCAACAAATGACGACCAGTTAACGGGTTACCCGACAACAAGATGCCCTCGCCGTCTTCCCTAAACACATTGATAACGTCTCGGTTCTTGCGACCCGCCCTGATGTCGTCACGCATACGGGCTGCGTACAGCAGATCCTCAAGCTCGCCCTCTTGAGTGAAACCAGCCCGATCGCCCGCTGACTTCCACCAATCCTTGGCTTTCTGCACCATCGGATCAAGCTGACCGTTAGGGCCGACAAACCGAGAGAACGCTGGGTTCGCCAAAAGCTGATCGTTCGGAGTCGTAGCAACCTCAAACATCAACTCGTTCAGATCATCAGGCTCAAACCTGCTGGCCTTAAAATCCCGAACAAGCTGGTTCAGCTCATCCAAAGTCTTCTTGTTCCACAAGCCCGCATCAATGTTCGCCGTACGCCCGACACGCTCCACCGTGCGCGCAACCCACGCAACGTTGGCGTCCGTACCACGCTTAGCAGCATTGATCGAAGCCTGCGAATTAAACTTGCTCGCCAAACCGCCGACCCTGCTGCCTGTCGCCTGATCAACCTTGCCCGCATACCACGAAGCCTGCGCTACCCGCTTACTGCCAGTACCAAACGGAGACGCCAACAACCCCAACGCCTTCGCCGTAACCTCAGAAGTCCGCTCACCCGTCAGCAACTTCGACTGGACAGGCATACGCCCAGCCATTTGTGCAGCGACCTCAATCGCTTCGTCGCCAACATTTTGGCCCATCTGGCGGGCAGTAATCAGCCTTTGAGTCGCCTCGTCAGACATATCCAGAGAGCGACGAATCGCAGGGTTAGCGTCAACCGCAAACTGCGGAAGCTGACTCGTCCGCCGTGCAGCAGCCCGTGCCTGATACGTCTTAGAAATCGCACCCAGCGGGCGATCAATAATCGCCCGCCCCAAACGACCCGTGCCAGGACGAGAGAACCGCAAACCCACATCTACGCCAAGCTCGCGCATCAACTGCGGCTCACTGCCAGCAGCCATCATCACGCCACCAGCGGGGTTCTGGCGGATCGTTTCAGAAACGTTCCTCAGCCTCGCAGCCTTGCCAGCGTCACCCGCAGCCTCGGCCACACGGGCAGCGTCCAAAGCCGTATCGACAAGCTGCTCACCGCCACGGAAAGCACGCATAGCAACACCAGCACCAAACGCATACGTCAACGGGTCCAACGCAATGTCAAGACCCAGCCCGACTACAAAGTCCAGCGGGCCTGGAAGGTCAACGTTCCAATCCCGCATTACTTCTTGAGCGCTGATGTGGTTACGGGTCTGCGTCCACCACTGCGACAACGACGCATCGCCGTCGCCAAAGATGTCGCCAACTTCTTGAATCGTAGAAACAATTGCCGCACGAGGCGTGTCCAACACGTCAAGCACAGGCCCCAGAACAGGAATGTCAAAGATCCCGCTACGCCCTGGCTCTGGCTCAGGCGGTGTAAACGCAGGCAGCACATTGCCAGACCGCTGCTCCAACGCCTCAAGAAACGCCGCACGGCCAGAACTCAGCCCTGCTGGCAACTGGAACGACTGCGGTTCAGCTACCTGAGCAATCGGCTCAGGCATGTTGGAGTAGTCCAGCTCCTCCAGCATGGAGGAAGCGTCTATTGGCTTTAGAGATCTGACAATCTCGCTACGATCCATATCACTCACTCACGCCAGTCTGATACTGAATGACTTGGTCTAGGTAAGGCGAATACTCGTCCTGCATTTCGTATGGCAACACTTTGTAAAGGTCCAAGAAATCGTCCATCGGCATGCCGCCAGGTAACGTCATCCCCGAACCGCCATCTGCCGCTAGATTCGCAGCAAGAAGCTCCAAAGCATTGTCCTGATCAACCATCCCCGACGTGATGTCAAGGAACGCATCGCCCAGACCAGCCTCACTAAACGCATACAACATCTCAGGCGAAGGCTGTTCACCAGCCGAGTAAGCCTGCAAACCAGCCAACGCAGTAGCATTAACCTGCAACGCGCGCTGCTGAGCAGCCTCCTGCTCAGCCCGACGTGCAGCCGCCGCCGCAGCAGCCTGCGCTGCCTGCGCCGTCTGAACATTCAACGAAGTCAAGTTGGCGTCGTACTGCTGCTCCGCAGTCCGTTCCTGATCAGCAATAGCCTGCAACGCCATAGTGTCATCAATCAGACCCTGCTGGCGGGCCTGGTTAATCGTCTGCAACGACGCAGCCAAATCCTGACCAATACCGAACATCGCCTGAGCCGTAGCCTGATCGTTCGCATCAGACGCAAACTGGGCAGCGCTCTGCGAGATCGCATCCATCTGGTTAACAAAGTTGGCTGACGACATGCTCTGCGAATACAGCATCGCAGTCGTCTCGTTCGTTTCCCGATCAGCAAACTGACCAGGGTCAATACCCAACGATTCCAGACGTGCAGTAGCAGCGTTGGTATCAACACCAGTCGCACGCAACGCCTCATCAAGCTGGTTGCGTTGACGGGCCAACTCAGTGTTCTTCTGAGTTTCTCGCTCAAGAGCACGCTGCTGCTCTTTCTCCTGACGAGTAGCATTCTGCTCGTCCAAGAACGTCTCACGGGCGCCAGCAGTGTCCTTAGCAAACTGCTCCTGCCCAGCCATGCCCTGCTCACGCAAATCAGCAAGCTGCTCTACCAGATCTCGCTGCTGACCAAAGCCCTCTCTCTGCGAAGCAAGTAGGCGATCTAGACCGCCTTTCTGCAGGTCGTAGATCGACGGGCCACGAGGCCCAGCAGGCCCACGAGGACCACCACCGTCGTCGCGATTCGCTTCAATCAAGTCCTCAAGAGCCATGTCCCCTGGCGACCGACCACTGCTGGGCGTAGGCAAAATGCCGTCTCGGCGCATAATGTCCCGAGGGTCAATAGCTGACTGGCCGCCCGTCGGGCGACGAGGGCGTTCTCGATTTTGGCGAAGTAAATCGTTGTACTCGCCTTGCGTGTAGCCAACATCACGAGGCCCCCCAGCAAACCCAGGAGAACCCTTAACAATCGGATCTTTGCCAAAAACAGGAGTGGTGTTGTTCAGCACCTGATCAAAAATGCCACCCGAATAATCAAAGTCCTGCTGAGCAGACAGTTGCTCCAACAGAGGAGTTTCTCGGTCTGGCTTGTTCCCGTTAGCCATCATGCACCTCGCATCTGATTGCCGTACAAACTCGCAACCAAGTTCTGATAATCAGCAGAAGACAACTGTTCCCGCAAACCAGCCAAATCAGCAATATCCAACGAGTCCTGCAACCGTGAACCCGCCATCTGCTGATTGAAGTCCTCACGCAGACGGTTCTGCGTCCGCAACACGTTCGCAGCTGTCTCACGACCGCCACGGATGTACGAACCGCTATCCAACATCCCCCGACGGTTAAACGCCCCAGGAAGCTGACGAAACGCCTGATCGGCCTGACGGCCAATATCGCTCTGAGCACGCGTGTAATCGCGACCCATCTGGTCACGATTAAACTGGCGCTGAGTCATGTTGCGCTGAACGTTCAGACTCGCCTGGTTGTACTGGTTCGCAGAGTTGGGAGCGGTCTTGCTCATCTGCGACGACAGAATGTCTTGATAATTAGGTGCATATGCCATGTGAAGCTCCTACTTCATGGCAGGAATGTCCCACTACTCGGACGGTTCCTCTTCTGGTTGAGGAGACAACTCAGCGATCTGCTGCATTGCCTTCTGGTTCTGGATAGCCAGAACACAGATCTCTAGTTCCTTGGGGAACCGATTCTGCATCATGGCAACTACTTCTTCTGCTGTTACATTCATGGTGTTGACTCTAGTGCAGTAACCCGAGCGTTCAAGTCTTGGCAGATCTTGATGAGCGGTGCAGTAAGCATGTCGTAGTAGACGCTGCGAGGCGTCTCACCCCAATGTCCCTCGTCGTAACGGACCGCATACTCAAAGCCCGCTTCGTGCAAGCTTTCGGCAGACAGACCAGCTTCCAACGGAACGTCGTCGTCGTCGTCAATGCCTCGGAACTTGATAGGACGGGCATCAAGAATCTGATACGCCTCTTCAGTCGATAGGTCTACGATGTCTTTCTTGAACCGTTCGCTGGAAACGTACTCCATGACCTGTCGGTCGGAGTCTCGGGACCGCAGCGTCCAGTAGCCGCCCGACGAGAACGTGTTGCCTTGGTGCAGGTAGAAGTGGTTCCACGCTCGCCCCGATGCGCCGAGGCTGTGAGTATTGTCAGTGTACGGAAGAAGGTTCCTGCTGGTGTCGATCTGAAGCGCCCAACCTGCTTGCACTCCGAAGTAGATGTTGCCACCCGAGTTGTCGTTCTTAATGTGAATATCGTCGTTGTTGCCGTACCCGATGTAGCCCATGCGGGTGCCAGCGCTTTGCTCAAACGAGATGTAGCCACCCGTATCAGTGCTGCCTGTGTCTCGGAGCCTAAGAAGGTCGCTGCCGTTACCTTGGACAAACAGCTTGTTTTCAATAGTGCCTGAGCCATTGATGCGCGTATTTCCGCCAAGATCAAATCGGTTAGCGCTGTCGTCCCAGAAGAGAACACGGTTGGCGTTTGAGTTGTCGTCGTAGAAGTAGATGCGGCTGTCGCCACTGCCGTTCGACCCGACAAAGAGATCGTCGTTGCAATAAATATCATTCGTGGCACGAATCGTGCCTGCTACGTCCAGTTTGTAACTCGGGGTGGTATCTGAAATTCCGACACGATTAGCAGACACGTCTACAAACAACGTGCCGCTGTCAAAGTTGGCATCGCCCGAAACAGTCAGACCAGTCAACGTGCCGACCGAGGTCAGCGACGAAGCCGTCACCCCAGAAGCCAACGTCGAACCAGTTAGATCCGCAGCAGCAGTCGTGCCCGCTGGCCCCTGCGGGCCTTGCGGGCCAGTAGCGCCAGTCGCACCCGTGGCACCCGTCGGACCCTGAGGTCCAGTAGCACCGTCTGCACCGTCTGCACCGTCTGCACCTGCTGGCCCCTGCGGGCCAGTAGCGCCCGTTGGGCCAGTAGCGCCCGTTGCACCAGTCGGGCCAGTCGGCCCGTCCCTCAGAATAAAGTCGAACGTAGCTGCACTAGACGACCCGCTGTTGGTGACAGACGCCGTACCCGAGTTCGCAACAGATGTGGTAGTACCGACCGCAATCGTCGCAGCCGCACCATCAGCACCATCCGCACCATCAGCACCAGCAGCGCCAGTTGCTCCCGTAGCACCCTGGGGGCCTGTCGCACCCTGCGGACCCGTAGCCCCCGTAGCTCCAGTATCGCCTTGTGGTCCTTGAGCACCTGTTGCACCCTGAGGACCAGTCGCCCCAGTCGGACCAGTAGGTCCGTCACGCAGAACGAAATCAAACGTAGCGGCGCTAGAACTGCCGCTGTTAGTAACGGTCGCAGTTCCAGAGTTAACAACAGAAGTCGTCGTGCCAACAGCAATGGTTGCAGCCGCACCGTCAGACCCGTCTGCGCCTGCAGCACCCGTAGCCCCTTGAGGACCAGTAGCACCCGTTGGCCCTGTCGGGCCATCACGCAGCACAAAGTCAAACACAGCCGCACCTGAAGTGCCGCTGTTCGTTACAGACGCAGTCCCGCTATTCGTAACCGAACTGGTAGTACCGACCGCAATCGTCGCCGCATCACCCTGCGGCCCCGTAGCACCCGTTGCACCCGTCGCACCAGTAGGACCAGTGGGGCCGTCACGCAGGACAAAATCAAACGTAGCGGCACCAGAAGTACCACTGTTAGTAACGCTCGCAGTTCCAGAGTTATCAACAGAAGATGTCGTACCAACAGCAATGGTTGCAGCCGAACCCGTAGGGCCAGTAGCGCCCTGTGGACCCGTAGCGCCAGTAGCCCCCGTAGCTCCAGTCGCACCCGTAGCGCCCTGTGCCCCCGTACTGCCCTGTGCCGCCAACGTCTGCCAATGAGTGTTATCCCCAGGGGTGTTGCCCGTCGTGCTCGCACGGGCAACATACGACGACCCGTTGTAGGTAACGACATCTCCCACCGCATAAGTAGCAGACGCCGAATATGTGCCCTGGTACGACAACCCGTCGTCAATGTCCAACTGAACAACTGGCTCAAGATTCTTGTTGATCTGAAAATTCGGTGTGCTCATTGTTCAGCGTGCCATTCCAAATGGTCGTCCTGCCGACGACGGACTTCTTTCACATCGTCCCGCACCTCACCGATGCGTTCGGAAATGTCATCCAGCCGCCGCAGATTAGCGGCGTGCTGGTCAGAGTTTTCTTTGCGGAACCTTGAAGCGAACACAGCAAACAGCCCTGTCACCAGAGCTGCTCCTGTTCCTCCGAAGATTGCTGCCCATTCAGCCATGTCATCTGATTCCTACGCGTAATCCAAAGTGACAGTAATAAGTGGCCGCTTAGACGCATCCGTAACGTTGTGCATGCCAAAGAACCACATATAGCTCTGGTCCAGCGAAGAACCAGAGTTGTCCAACCCCGAGTTAACGTTAGTGACCGCAAGAGTGCCAGTTGAAGCCAGCTCGTCAATAATGTCTTGGTCTAGGTCAATGGTAATGTCTGACCCTCGGGCCAGCCCAACTACCGACGCAGATTCAGCTTTTGTAAAGTCTACGTCAGCAGGGTCTGGAGCGGAATCAAGAGTGCCGCCGTTGTACGGCGCAATGTAGATGCTTCCAGAGCTAGGATTGGCCGACCCATGGGTCACAGTGTCTCGGGTCAGCCTGAGAGTTGCAGACGTGACCACAGGGCGAGTTTGCATTTTGGTAGCCAGAAACTCAGTGGCTTCGTTGGGGTTCGCAGCAAACGCAAAGTTCATCAGGCCGTAGTACCGCTTCGTGTTGCCGCCTGTGAAGTACCTGCCACACGCAATCGTTCTCGTGCCTGACGTGCCACTAGCAGGACCGTTAGAGCTGGTGCCCCAACTGGTTCCACGAGCAAACCGAGACTGGTACGAACTAAACACGTTGAGTTCCATCGTGTACGTCACAGGGTCAGACTTCTGGTAGCCCTTGTGCCAAGCGCCGCCGTTCCTGATCCAAACCTCTTGGGCTTCTTTCCAACCGCTGTTGTAGACGTAGATGCCTTTGGCGGGATCGGCTTGCCGCCAGGAACCGCCATCTCGGATGTAAAACTCCATAGCAGTTCCGATCAGTACCAGATGTGAATGTCGCCGTCGTTGGGTGACGGATGCACCGAGGATGACGGTGTGCCAGATCCAGAACCCGTAGTGATGTTGTAGGTGGCGCTGGACCCTGATCCGAAGCCGTACACTTGGTTGTAACGGGCGATCTCGGTGTCAATGTAGGCCTTGTCGACAATGCCGCTGGTAATCTTGGCCCCAGACAAACTCGGAATACGGTCGACGTGGAACGTGCCTGCCGTAATCTTGTTGGCGTTCAAGTTTGGGATGTCGGCAGCTTCCAAAGCCGCCGACAACGTCAATGAGACATCTCCGCTGCCATCAATGCTGACACTGCCCGTCATGTCGCCGTCAACCGTCAAAGTCCGAGCATTCAACCATTCAGAAGCAGTAGCAGCGTTGCCCGTGCATGACCCCGAACTGCCCGTAACGTTACCAGTCACGTTGCCCGTGAAACCGCCTGCAGCCGTCACCGCACCCGTAGTCGAAAACGCATTCGCCGTAACAGTCCCCGTCGCCGTCAACGCCGCAAACGAAGAAGTGCCCGTAGCCACAAGACTCGTGAAAGACTCATTGCCGCTCAGCACCTGATTAATCAGGTTCTCAACGTTCGTAAAGTTTGAGTTCATGTCGCTGGCAATAATCGCATCACCAGCAGCAAACGTGTTTCTAGCCAAAGTAGCCATCAGCGCATCCTTCGTGATATGTACGGGAACGCAAGCCCGTTAACTTCCCAAGTAGCGTTCTGCAACGTCGGACCAACGATCTTCACGCAGATCGAAGCCGCCGTGCCGCCAGTCCCCAACTTCTTAACATCGACAGGAGCGTTGCCGCCAAACGTCGCCCAAGTACCGTTACCCAACGTGCCCGCAGCGTTCTGATACGTCGTCGTGCCTGCCGCATCAGCAGCCCACGTCGACGTAGAACCGCCACGCCCCTCAACTCTCGTCGTGTACTGCCTGCGTTCCGTAGCAGGATCGTAATCGTGAAACACGTCCAGACCCAGATCAACAGTCTGCTCACTTGCCATAATCAAACGAATCTGGCCCCAACGCTTCTTAACAATCGGGTTCTTCGTCTTGACCCAAGCAGTTCTAAAGTACGACGGAATGTTCGTCGTCTCATAGTTGCCGCTGACCGAATCGTAGGTGTACCTGTCGCCAGCAAAGTCAGAGTTATCGATCGACACGACACGCCCAGTGTTCGCCACGCAAGCGCCGTACAAGACCGCCTCAGCGTTCGGTGGCTGATGAGCATGCAGCACCAAAGCATCAACATCCCACAGCACCCAAGCATTCGTTGTCGGGTCATAAACAAACACGCGCTGCTCAAGAGCGTTTGTGTCAGGGTTGTTGTATCGGACAGTCACATACAGCTTGTTGTTCGCCCAAGCCAACTGTGGTGCTTCGCTGAAACTGATACGTCCGTCATCAATCGCAGGCTGCAGCTTCTCAAACAGCCAGATCGTATTGTCGCCGTTGTACAAATACACGCCCTTGCGGTCGTGCCAGAAGAACACGCCATACGGCGTAGACACGGGGCTAGACAGCGGCATAGACCCGACAGTTTCAGAAATCGGCACCAACTGGAACGTGTCAGCATCAAAGCCGAACAGCGCATACATAGAGTTTGACTTGAAGATCACCAGACGGTCGTTGTGGCCGACGATCCCAGTGATGTAGTCGCCGCCCTCGCCCTTGCCAATGTCGATGAAATCTAGATCGTTCCACTGGGTCGGCAGGTTGGCATGCGAGAACCTGATGCGGTTCTTCTCGGCAGTGCCCCCTTCTACCGTGTTCCCGACCCATGCAAAGTTGTTCCAGTGCTCAACGTATTGAGCGATCGGGAAGTTACCAGGGCTACCATCCAAAGTTGTGCCCAGGTTCGTGAAGCTCGTGCCGTTGTAATAGAACGACGTGACATCGCCCGACACGGCGTACGCAACGTTGTTGATCGTCACGCCGTAAGTGCGAGAACCATCACTACGAGCCGTAATGGTGCTCGCCCCTGTCGAATCGAAATCAACGCCGCTGTAAACAGCAACAGTCGTGCCGTAGTTCACCAGCACTTTGGAAGTGCCGTCGTCGTTGTGATACGACCAAATGCCTTTAACGTTGCTTGGCAACGCAGTCTGCGCCAACGTCTTGACACCGTCACGCAGCAGAATGCCGCCCCTAGCGTCCACGTTGACATTCAACAAATCAGGAGACTCGTTCAGCTCCAAATCAAACACGTCAGTTCGGTAGTTCAACCCGCCTCGGAAATCATCCAGGCTGATCAGGCTGTAGCCATTACCTGCCATAACAGCCCCTAGAAGATCACGCCGTTAGAGTTCTCGTACCGCTTGGGATACACGAAATCGTTGACGTTGCGCTGCCGCCGATTCAACATCATCGGCTGCGGCGCAGGAGTATCAGCAAACCGACGAGCCAAGTTATCTAGCTCCACTTGGAACAGGCGGTCGTACTGCGCCGCCATCATCGGGTCTTCCTGCTGCATGTACGCCTTCGAAGCTGCATACATCGACAACAAAGGATGAAACGGCGCAGGCAAATCAGGATAAACGTTTACATCTGACGGCGACCCGTCCATCGTGTCAGGAAAGTCAGTCGGGTTCCTGATGCCACGCACATAAATTGTTTCGACGCTACTCGGCGTCGGATACAACCGAACCGTGTCATCCCACCAAGACCAATGCGTCGGGCTACCACTGCCCGACGTGTTCAGCGGATAGTTGTAATCGGCCAGATCCCGCCCCACATACTGACAGATCTGATCGTCAGTCCGCAGCGAAAAGATCTCACGCATCCCCTGCGTGATCCCAGTTCCCACTGCAGACAGCGTGTAATCAGACTGGTCTGCGACCGTAGAAAACGTGGTCGAAACCTCAAAGAAAGGCCAACGCTTCTCGCTGTAAACGATTGCGTCAAACCCCTGAGCAATAAACGTGTCCAACACCGAGTTCGGGATGTCTCCCTCGGCAATGTCCAGCATGCCTTGGACCTGACTTCGAATCTGCGCCAAGGTCATTCTGCTCATGGTTTACCCAGCTTCTCTATGAAACACACACAGCGATGACCCCTCCAAGGGGCGGCCCTTGCATGGATCACCGTTCTTCTTTGTAGCCGAACAACCCGTCGGCTCTTCCACACCAGTAAACACAGGCTGCATCGCTTGCACGTTGCGGCCTGCTACATAACTCGGGACTTTCACATCGGCAGAAATGCCATCGTGTGGTTGCCCAGCAGGGCGAACGTTAGTTCCGTAACCGATTGCGAGTTCTCGTCCCATAAATCCTCGTAGGTAGCGGGGGAGGGGCCGTATGCCCCTCCCCAACTATTGCCTATCAGGCAGCGTCACCAATGTCGTCAAGCACACCCTGGCGAGCACGGTTGCTAATCGTAAGCTGGCCGTAGCACAGGATCTGCGAGAACACCGAGTCCTGGTTGGTGGGCCGCACAAACGGAGTGGGCTTGAACCAGACATCGGAGTGACCGACGAGCGACAGGTACTTGGTGTTAAGCATGTACATGCGGCCCGAGCCAGCGGTGGTGCCAGCAGGGATGTCATCATCGAACACGACAGGGGCGCCCTTGAACATGAGGTTCTGGAAGCCCGAGTTCGCCATGTCGGTGTCGGTGTAGCGGACGTTGCTGGTAAGCAGCGCCTCGTACGCCTCGTAGCCGAGCTGGCTGGTCATGATGATGGTCGGCTGGTCGTTACCCACCGAAACGGTGTTGTACAGCGAACCCATAGCGTTGAGCGACAGGTTGGCTTCCGCATGGTCGGTAACGGTCGAACGCCACCAAGCGTTGTCACCGTCGGTAGCGTCAATGCCACCGATGGTGCCAACAGCGCTGACAAGGTTGTTGATGCCGTTCCAGTCCTTGCCGCTGTTGCCAGTACCGTCAGCGAACAGCATGGAGTTCATGTTGCTGATCACGGTTTCCTGAGCCTGGAAGATCTTGCCTTCCAGCAGGTCAATGATCTGCTCCTCGCCGCTGTTCTTGGCTTCTTCGATACCGCTGATCGTCACGGTCACTGCGTACTGGCCCCAGTCGTACTCGGCGGCGGTCATGCCGTCCGAAGCGGTGGTAGCAATAGTGTCAGTGCCCGAGTAAGACGAAGCGGTAGCGTTGGTCTTGCCGAGGACGGGAACAACGATCTTCGCACCGCCACCGACACGACGCATGGTCTGACCGTTGGTCAGTGCGTAGAACAGCGGACGCGCACCGAAGATGTTGTCGGTAAGCTTGGGGACATAGTTTTTCAGCGTCGTTGAGAGAATCTCATCGAAGCTGGAGTTGCCGAAAGCCATGATGGCTCCTTAGTGAATCAAGTGGTCATTTGCTTCTTTGCAAGAGCAAAGGCTTCACGAAGAGAAGTCACCTTGGTATCAGACACTTCAGGCTGGGTTCCCGCCTGGGTTGACCCGCCAGGAGCTACTACCGACGCATCCCGCTTCTTCTCCGTAATGTCCTGATCTTGCCGCAGCTTGTCTGCGGTGGACTTCACGTCGTTGAATTGCCAATGCGTGTACGCCGCTTCAAGATTCGTAATCTTGTTCGTCACGGCGTGGTGTAGAAGATCCTGTTTGTCGAAGTCTCCGTACCGTTCCTTCAGTCGATCTACTTCTTTGTCTACTTGCTGGAGACGGGCAGCTCGCTCCTGCGATTCGATCTTGCGCTCAAGCTCAGCCAACTTCTTGTCAGAAGGGTCCATGTCATCCCAGCCAGACTCTTCTGTCTGACCAGAACTCATGTTGATACCAAATGTCTGAGCCAAAGTCCCAAGAGTCCCCTCTGGATCACTCTCCAGAGCAGACACGATTGCTTCGGCTTGCTGCAAACGTTCCCGTTCGGTGGCTACCTCTTGCGTCTTACGGGTGTAATCCGCTTGGCGCTGGTAACCCTTTTGAAGCTCATCCAGGGTGACCTGATGCTCCTCGCCGTCAATCTTGACGGTGTAAGCAGGTTCCTGACTTGCCTCTGCTGAAACTTCCGAGGTGTCCACGGACGTGGGTTCAGTTGCTTCGGTTTCTTCGGACACTATGATCCTCCTAAGGAATCTTCGAAAAGGTGTTCCTAAGACTAATGTGAACTATGTCCCACTACAGGGACGGTAGCTCCATGCCCATCTGCCCCTGAAGCTGCGCTAGCAACTCAGGAGGCACCCCTCCAGTTGGAGCGAACGCTCCACCTGGGGCCTGAGGGACTGGTGCGCCGCCCATTCCAGGCGGCATTGGTGCTCCTTGCGGGGGCACTGGACCGCCACCAGGCTCTTGGCCTGGTTGCGGCTGCGGTGCTTGTCCCATAAGGAAATTGTCGGGGTCTTTAATCCCAAAACCATCTTCCAGAACGTGCCGTGCCAACGCTGCAGGATCAATAACCGACCCCACCAGCGGCGCAACAGCGTTCAACAACGAAACAGCCTGCTGGCGACGAATCGTGTCGTTCATCGGCTGCGTAGAACCAGCCTGCACAACAAAGTCGTACTCGCCAACAATCTCTTCACGCCCGTACGGAATAAACAAGTCTTCGCCGCCTGCATCAGCCACTCGGGCCATCGCTTCGCCCGTCATAAACTGCTGCAGAAGCTGCACAACCCTCTTCGCTACCTGAGCAATGCTGATCTCAACGATCGCCAGCTTGTCAGCCGCACGAGCGTTCGCAGCATCCGCAATGATCGACGCTTCCGTAGCGGTACGTCGAATCTCGGGCATAGCGCCACGGGCATACTCCGAAACACCCGACACCGTGTTGATGTCGTTCGCAATAATGTTGGAGTAGTTGTAAATCTCTGCCGACAGCGGAACCTGCGGCAACGGCATCACGACCTGATCCAACGGCTTGTTCTCGTCAATAACAGGCACAAAGCGTCCGTCGTCTTCAGACTCCAACGCTTCACGGCCTGCAGGCCCAAACGACCGTTCGTGATACAGATACTTCCGTGCGTACCGTTTACGATCGTTCATCAACTGGCTACGAGTCTTGTCCAGCTCAAGCTGCAACGGTTCGATCGCCTCTAGATCACCCATCGGGTAGAAGTGATCGGGAATGTCGTAGTTCCGCAGCATGACGAACGGATGGCCGTATGCGTACGGCATTGCGACGGGGTCCACAAGGAACTCATCAGCATCGTCGGCATACACAGACAACGTGTTGTCCATGATGTCGTAGTATTCCCAGAGGACGACTTGGTCTTCCAGATACTGAACTTTGTCGTCGTTGGGGTTCTCATTGTAGATGTCACGGCTGTAGTTAGCGATCAGCTTCTTGCGGGCTGACGGCTTGTAGCGCCGATCCTTCTCTACTTCCTCTAGTGGCCGCACAATCCGCTGTGCGATCCAACGTGCGTCTTCCATGCAGGTCGCTGCAGGGTCGACGTAAACGTCATAGACACTAATTCGTTCTACAAACGGCTGATCTTCAACAATCCGCATCTCTGTAGAAGGAATACTGGCGACGATGTCGTCAAACGACGGCGGTTCGACACCATCCATGAAGCTTTCGATAGCAATCTGATCGATCTCGTTCATGGCCGAGTTGATCATTTCTTCTCTGGCAAGTTCCCCGATGCTCTGTTCCTGCTCTACGAACTTCCAACCCACCTTGAGCCAGCCGTGCCCAAAGACCAAAAAGTCTTTGACAGCCCGACGGAACGGAG